TGATGACTCACCAGTAAATCCATACTTAGGAAGATAGTCATCATTAAACCAAGCATTACCGTCAGTGGAGCAACGGATACTGTAAACAGTACCAATCTCTTGAGCCACATCACCCTCTTGGAAATACTTGAGGTCTGTGTCGTCGGTGAACTCAAGTTCTGTAGACTTAGCAGCATCATAAATAACTGCTTCATTACTTGCATCATAGAAACCGATAGCACTTACACCGTCAGCGTCCAAAGAAACAAAAGTCATCTGGCTAACCTTTTTGCCAGGTAAGGTTACAAATGGAGACGGTGGACTGTAACCTCCGCTTGTAGTTATGGTAATACTCTGCGTAGCACCATCAGAGAAAACAATATCAACCCGACCATTATTTGAACCTATACTGGCTGAACCGCCACGGAACTGTGTAACTGCTGACATATCCCAAGGTGGGTTATAAGTAGTTACAAAGGGTGAATCAACATTGAAAACACCACTAGCGCTATCATAAATATCAGAATAACCTGGGGGGTTGTCAGCAAAACTTCCGTCGTAATTAAGTCCTGCAAAATTAGTGAAATATGGTTGCAGCCCAGCTGGTGTTACAGCAACAATCTCACTCGACTGAGGCGCATAAGTCGTATTAGCTTGAACTACATCACCTTTACTAAAGTCCGCACTGGAATCACCACTCAGTGTCAATGGAATACCACCGCTGCCGTTATAGGCATTAGTAACGATTGGGTGTGACCCAGCTTGAATGGCTAGGGCACCAACCACCTCTGCTTTCATCTGCAGCTTTGTTGGTGATTCAGTTGCCACCACCGCTGTGGTGAAACTGTTGCTGGTAAATCGATTGGCGTTCGTAGCGTTCTGACTCAGTACAGCAGCCTCCACTGTTGGCTTAGCTGTGACGTTGCTACCTATCTCAGACTCAAGATCAGCCTTTGAGATCTTGTAGCTGTTGGCTCCTCTATTGACCAGGAACTGATCATCGTCCTTCAGCTTGTTGCCGCTCTTTACGTCAGCAACTGAAGCCTGATAACTCTTGTCGCCACGAGCCACAAGCATTTTATCTGTGGACTTGAGCTTGTCGTAAGTCATGGTGAGGTAGAAGTGATTGCGGTGAGTTGATCAATACGAAAAGCAGTGGCCGTTATATCTGCAACAGTTATATCCCTATCTGTTGTATTGCCTTGTTCCGTAACCTCTTGCAGCGTGGGCGTACTGGGAATAGAAGGTTTGTGTTTTATGTAAGCAACGCTTGATGTATCAGTGACACTCCAATCAGATTGAACTTGAGCCGGTGGAATGGCTAACTCTGTCCAACCAGCGCTCTGCCTTCCGTAAGGGCCACCTGAAAGCGGGGCCTCTGGGATGCCACCACCACCGCCGCCTGCAGCAGTAATAGTGACTTCACCAACACCAGAGGTTGGGCTGATCGAAACGTTATTCCCAGCCTTGATCTTGGTTACGCCAACATCGACAACCGGCTGCGCGTCAATGACCGTCTGGACCCGCGCATCGGTGTAATAGAGGTTTGTGCTCCCTTCTGGCAGGTCATCTGTGTTGGCCAGATTGATGTCAGGAGCCGTGAGGTTCTCAACCCGATCAAGGATCTCTTGGTCGATGTATAGCTGCCAAGTATCAAACTCGTTTAACTGTGCTGCAGTTAATAAGCTGCCTTCATTGAACTTGATATAGTCTTCAGTCGCTGGTGTCTCCCTGTGAATATCTAGCCATGCACCAGTGGTCAGTGCAGAAGTAAGCGTTATAGAAGTGGCTGGATTAGTAAATACGAAACCAGTGTTAAGAGCAAGGCTATTCCAAGTGTTACCAGCGTCATCACTCCAACGTACCTTTATATGCTTGCTTTCCAGATACCCTATCGCGTTCCCGCCAGTCGTTGTCAACGCGAACGTGGTCTGCCCAGCTGTTGTTATGTAGCAGACGCCCGAATATTCGTATGACGGGATTGCCATAGGAGATGACAGTTAATAAGCCGAGTCTATCCTCAATAGCCTCTCAGGGCTCGCTGCCTCAATTCATCAATACGGTCAACATATCCGTCAATAGCGTCAAGATCATTTCTGCCCTGTGCTTCAGTGATCTGCTCAGAATATCTAAACCGCTCAAGTAAGTTTGGATTTTCTTGGAGCAAACTGTTCTTTGCCGCTTGTGAATACTTGCCCTTCATCCTGATGAATTCTCTCTGGATTGCAGTGCCTCTTGCCGTAACTCCTCCTTTCCTTACGAACTCATCAACATCAGGCCTCACCCGGAATCTAAGAATCCACTCCCTAAACAGCAGGCCGTCAATTCTTTCCTCGCTCATCAGCTCATTGAATCTTTGCTTCTCTGTCCCTAATGGCTTCAAAGCATTTAACGGGTTAGCGTCTGAGTAGCTTCCCATGATCTCCATCACTGCTTCCCAAACTTTGTCCGACGGGTCATTGCGCGGGAAGAATGGGATCGCCTGCTGCAGTGGGTTCGGGCCATACGGGCCAGTACCAGGGCGAATTGGGATATGCCCACCAGTGATCTGATCAGTAATTAACGGGTTCTCCTGTACGCCAGGGATCTTTGCCAGGAACTTACCGAACAGTCCTCTGCCTAATTCAATCTCATATATTTTCATCATCTCTCCAATTTCTGCTCCCTCATACGCTGAGCGGTATGGGTTCTGGGCTCTATCGACGAATCCCAGCAAACTGCCAAAAGGCATCTGAGTGGCAATCCAGTTCTGCGCACCCTTGCCAGCTTCGTATTGCCAGTTCTCTGTTCCTCCCTTGAGCAGCTTCATAAAGTTATCAAAGCCCCTGAGGAATGAAGCGTCATACAGCCCACCGACAGCCATGCCAGCCCATCCACCAAAGACGGAATCCTGTTCCTCTCTTGTCATATAACCGGAGTACATCCCAGCATTAGCAATTGATCTGAGCATCGTTGCAAATGGCTCACCTAGCCTGTCAATTGCAATCCTGTTGTCCCCAATCTTGATCGAATAAGGCACATTATATTTTTCCCATATTCGCTGAGCTTTATACGCTTGATAGCCAGATTCAAATGCAGCAGGGCCACCACCTGTCATCGTGCCGTCTTGCGTCATCCCCCATACAACGCCACCTAGCACTGTCATTAGTGAGATCTGTCCACCAATTCGTGCCGATGTACCGGGATCTTCTAACAGCTTTTGTTGCAAGGCATAGTACGTTTTTAATGGCGAAATAACGCCTTCCTGTTTCGTTACCTTATCCGCAACCATTAACGCCTCGCCAATTGGCTTAAATGGCGTTGACTCATATACACCTTGCTTGATAATATTCAGCGGCGTAGTAACAAACGGGACATATGGCTTCAGGACAAACTTTAAAGCGCCATCAATAAAATTAGGCTCGCCACCACTGAAGCTGCTTACGGGAGACTCAACAAATGAATTAATGCTTTTTGCTACTCTGTTTGGCTCCTGAAATGTATATTCCCTCGCCCTAGTCATAACATCACGACCAGTTGATGCCTGATTCATCAGGTTGTATGACTTAGCCCTTTCCCCTGCTAGATCTGGTGTTTCAGGGTTAAACCTATATCTGGCTTCCATATTGCCTGCATTAATATCAAACGCATACTTCATCTCTTGAGCTACATAAGCATTCAGACGTTTCTGATCACTAGGCTTCACCCCATCATTAATTGCTCGCAAAATCCCATTGGCTGCAACCTCTGACCGCAATCCAAGAATCTTGCCCATTTCGTCCACTCCCAGCATGAAGCGGGAAGGCATACGAACCAGGCCACCAATCAAGTCAATGGCCTGATCAATCTCAGCACTAGCTGGAACACGACTGAAATACTTGTTATTTGCTCTCAGGTTCTTTGCTGTGATTCGCTGAGTCGTCTCTTGTAGCAGCGACTTCTCAGACTTAGCTGCCCTCCACCCCAGCACCAGGGCGTCCATGAAACTCTGCTGCTGTGCCGCGAGCATTGCACCTGCCTCAGCGGCCGCTTGCTCCATCGGGCCTTTGAACTTCCCTGACGCAATCCCACTCTCTGTCATGGCTTTGGCAAAGCCGAGCTGCATCATTGGCCGCATTGCTACCCATGCCAGACCAGTGACGTTGACAACTGCTGTCTCTGGAGAACTGAGCAATCCATTCATCCACACCTCATCCCAGCTATTCCATGTGCTCTTCCAGCGACTAGAAATTGCTGCAATGTCCCTTGGATCATCAATCTCCCCGATCTGTTTCGCTACTTTCTCCGCAAGCTGCAAAGCTTCATCTACTTCACCACGATTAATCATCTCCTTTATCTGCTGAAACGCATCCATCTCTTTTCCTATATTGTCAATCAATCCCTGAGCCATTCCCTGATCAGGGACACTTGTGCGGCCCATGGTATTCATCCCCTCCGCAAAGCCCATCGTGCTCAGCTCTTGCTCAGGCAATCCCTTGGCAACACGGAACTGACGCAGCTGTGAACCAGCTTCTAACTTCCCCTTTGCAATAAATTGGGCCAGCCGATTAAAGGCCAATAACTGATCAAGGAAAGCCTTGGCCTGAACGATGGCCTCTCCCTCATTACGCTTGACCACATAGTTCTGGGCCATCTGTTTGATGCCCTGTGAACGCTTCTCAAAGTAGATCTCTGTTGCTGCAACAATTCGCGTGAGTGCAGACTGAGCTAAAGGTTTATCACCTTTTAAGTTGCTTCGCCTATACCCTTCTGCAGTGGCTTGCGCATACTCCAATACAGCAGGCATCTCCATGCCAGTCATGTATTTAAACTGCTGAAAGACTCGTTTGGCATTTGTTGCATCAGTATTATCTAATCCTTCTCTTACCTCGTTATAAGCACGTTCCTGAACTGCTTTCAGAAAGTCCTCGTCAGTCTCACCGGCCTGACGGTTGATTGTGATTGGCTCGACTGCAAATGGAGCGCAAAGAGGTTGTTTAGCCATTAGTAGCAGATTTCTCCATCAGTGAGGAACTTTTGAGCATCCGCAATAGTGTCGGACGCCATTTGATCCCTGCGAGCAGCAGGGCCAAGATCGACAATAGCTTCATCAACCTTCCTGATTATATTGTTTAACTGTGCTTTTTCACTGCCAGTTGCCTGTTCCTGTAGCTGCCGGATCGATCCAGACATACCAGACAAATCAGCCTGAGACAGGTCTAAGTTCCGATCACCGATAGGAATACCTAGCTTATTCAATAAATCAACGTTCTTCTGCGTCAATGAAACTTGTGCCCTGACAGCAGCAGAATCAATAGGATTCTCACCAAACGCCATCTCCATGACCTGATCTTGGCCACGCTCAGCAGCGGCTCTGGCTCTTTTTACAATGTCATTGACCTGTGCTTTTTGAGCGATCTCCAGTCCTTTGTCAGCTAACTTCTTTGTTCCAAACGTCTTGCCGTCAATAGCTTCGCCAAACTCATCAACGATCTGATACCGACGATTGCCGATCTTTGCAATGTTTAGTGGCGGCAGGTTGTCAAGATCTACATTCAACATCTCCGCTGCAAGCTGGTTCGGGCTGCCCTTCTCCCCGTACTTGGCCGCTGCATCGACCAGCTCTTGCTTTGCTGATGCTGCAGCTCCGGCCTCTTGCGTTGCTGCTAACGCTTCCTTTCGGGCTGCATCAACTAAACCTGGATCAAGATCCATATTGTTTAGCTGCTGTTTTGGTCTTCCTGGCTCCGCCTGTCCACTATCGAATTTTGCTTCCTGTGGTAGCTCCGGTGCATCAGCAAGTGCTTTCTCTGTCCCTTCTTTCCGCATACGTTCTGATCCGTATGCTGATGGCCCTTCACCATCTGCTCTACTTGTTTGCAAACGGTTGTTATATGCTTCCAACTCCGCAGCATCATCTATGGCCTGAGCTTTTTTAAGAACGTACTGGCCTCGGTCAAAGTCATATGCAACCTTCCTGTTGAACATCAACATGAAGTCATCATTCAACGTGATATAACCCCTTTGCAGACCACGCTTAACAATGAAGTCACTGATGGCTGCATCAGCAGTGGACTGCATGCCCAACGCATTAAATTGCAGCTTTGACGTTTTTATGTAGTCAATCAGATCAACTTCATTCCTAGGCAGCAGAGCAAATGCCTTACCTTTCAACTCATCCATAAATTCTTGGCCCTGACCTGAAGCTGTAAACCGCTTCTCTATAAAGTCATCAAAAGCCGCCCTCATCGTCTGTGGAGAGATCGTCGGCTCCGGTGGACGCATCACCTGAATGTCAGGCCGGAAGATTGTCTGATCTGGAACAGTTAGAGCACTTGACGGACGAGCGGCAAGATCACCACCTCTTTCAGGGTTGCGAGGAGGAACAGGGTTTTGTATTTGGTCCATCCCCTGGGCGAGCCTTCCCTTGGCTGCATCGTCAGCTACTAGACCAGCCCTTGCTGCAGCGGCTTGCTCCCTTTCTCTCAACAGGTTGTTAGTTCTTACACCCTCAACATCATTCAGATATTTATCAAACATCGTCAATACTTCTGCATCTTCCTTCCCATACATTCCGCTGACAGCATTTGCCCCACCTGATGGTGGAGTCATGGTCGAGCTTGTGAATGGAGTGTCTTTCGCAACCTTCTCAGCCTGATCTGCCAGCTTGGCCATACCAGCGCCTAACGTCTCAGACTCGGTATTAAATGCACGAACGATTGCAGACTTCTCAGCTCGTGTTGCCTTTTGGTAAGCTCGGCTAAATCTATAAATCCTATGTATATCAAGCAGTGGACTGATAACTGCGTCAAGGATTCCTCCCTCCACCATCATGCGGAGTTTGGTTTCCAGAGGTGACTCTTCTGGCCTTGTTAAAAGCTGTGGGAAATAAAACAGACCCATCTGTTTAAGCAGGTCAGTAACTCCAGTGTCTTCCAGCGGATCACGTTCACCGGACTCGTTGAATGCAACAAAAGCGCCCCAGCCAAGAGCCTCACCAACTGTCCTCACACTTGACTTGCCCTTAGTAAGACCAGACGCTGCACGACCAGTTGAACGCATCCACGTTGCAACTCGTCCGCCATCAACCATCTGGTTGGCATTGACCATATCTTTGTATGTCAGCTTCAACCAGTCATCAGCTTGACCTAATTTCTGTACTTGCTTGCCAGTCTTAGTTGATAGACCAGTACCCTGACCCAACTTATTCAGTCGGTCAAATCCTTTGCTAATCCCTACTGTTCCGGTCCTTACATCCTTAGCCTTGTCTAACGCACCTAATCCTTTTGCGATCTTAGTGACACCTGGCACTTTCCCGCCTAGTGATGCTGCCTTGGCTAGTTTTGCAACTCCCATAACTGCAAATTTAGGCAGCGTAAATAACGCAACGCCAACCCTGACAATGCGGTTCATTACCTCACCGGCTTCACTTGTAGCCCTTAGATGATCTAATCGCGCTTTAGTCAGAGGATTATCAGCATCGTTAAATGTTTCGTCCCAATCAAATTTCCCCCCTTGCAGTGCCTTGCCAGACTGGTCAGCAATATCTACAAGACCATGCCCAAGATCCACATAGTCAGTTACTAATGAGGAAGCAGCGTTAGCTGTAATTAATCCAACGTCTACTAAAGCACCGCCAAGGCCATCAGCAAGCATTGGCTTATTCTGCTTTGCTGCTAAATCCGCACCTCTTTCATTTGCTTGTGCTTGCCTGAGCTGAGTTGCCCCAGCATCTGGAGCAGACCCTGGAATCGTATTTAAGATCTCTTCCCTGGATTGCAGTTCTGGCAGCCGAAGATCTTCCTCTTCTTCTTCTTCTGGTCCGAACAGACCAGGGGTGGGAACGTAGCCTGTTGGTGCTTGAGTCATAGTCGTTTTTTGAAGTCGTAAGCTCCAGCTCTGGAACGTTGGTCTTTCAACAACACTGAATAGTTATTGTTGAATCCCGGTGCATCTAGGTTTCCTTCTGGAGTAAAGAACGAATCAGCACGGGCTTTAGCAATTGCATCAATACTAAATCCTTGTCCTTTTACGTCACCTAACTTTCTAATGAAGTCAGGTACTGCAGCTGGTGCCTGAACCTCTAGGTCCAGAATGTTGAACATCACTCTGTTGTATCCAACAGTGCCAGGCTGCAATCCAAGGCTTTTTAGTATTGGGGCGGCTCGATACTGCTTTTCAGTAAGGATACGCATGTATTCACGGTCTACACCGTCTGGCGTCTTTGCTCTGCCCCTGCCACCAGAGACAGTGCCAACATTTAGATTCCCATCGCCAGGGTCTCTGTGGCCGTAGTAAGCATCAGTGAATTCTCCACTTGGCGATCTAGTCCCTTCATTAATACCTATCGCTATAAATAGCTCATGATTAACTGAAGTAATCGCATTTTTGACCATTCTTACTGGTGTCGTTGACGCCAACTGCGGGAGCTGTGGAGATGACACTTGTCTCTCTGCTCCTCCAAAAGCGTCTTGCAATGCCTTGATATTCTCTGCTTCTGAAAACAACGGTGAAGCATTAGCTGGCGCTCCGCCTAAGGCCATGCTCAAAAGGCTACCCGTCATATCTGTGACAAGAGCTATTGGCCCTTGTCCATTGTTATTGAACCATTTCCGTCCTGCCTCTTCTGCACCAAATCCACTATCCCCTTTTCCAGTCAATAAGCCAGAACTGGCGTTATCCAGTAACGCAATGGTTCTTTCCACAAAAGGATCAGAGCCTGATTCTTGTCGCTCTTGCTCAGTGATAGGCACTGTTCGCGGCAAAGCTGACTGGTAATTTGATGACCTTGGATTTGTTGGAGTTGGTCTTGGCGGTCGCGGAGTTGTCGGCTGAGACGATCCTGAGCCTCTAGCATTTTTGAGTATCTTTTTATATTCAGCGTCTATTTGCTTTCTAAATTCATCCTCTTTGCCTGGCTCAGGCCTAGCCGCATTCATTCTCAAAGACTCTTTATACCATTGGCCTTTCTTCTGAAGGGATTGATTGCCAAACCATTGCTTGGCTTCATTTAAACTACTCAATTGGTTATTGGTTCTTATCGACTCTTGAGTTAAAGGATCCAAGGCTTCCCATGGGATCGTAATTGTCCCATTGTTTCTAGCTGTTGCTGCTTTAATTGCTGCTGCAGAATTAACTACATATTGCTTGCTTTTTTTCGCTGCACTTACCGGTGGCTGTAGTTTATTAGTCTCGTCCTTACGCCTTGAAACAACATTATTAGCAGCTTCTTGCAGTATCACCATTCCCTCCTTATCAGGCTCCTCTTCAATAATCCTTTTGACTTCAGCTGCTAATTCAAGATTGAATTGGTTATCAGCCTTTACCCTAAATGGATCTAGACTGTTTGTTGTTCGATCTATCTTTGTGAGTCTTGGATCAATCTGACCTGTGTTGGGGTCTCTAGGATAGTTTTCAATATAGTCACTATTGGCCTCCTTTATAATGCCTTTCCCTTGCTCATTTCTTCGCATTTTGTCTAAAAAGTTATCAACTTGCGTGTACTTGCTCATCCCTGAGTCTTCATCCTTCCGGCCCTTCCAGGCTGCATTTTCAGCAGTCCTCATGGCGTCTTTTGTATATGTTTTCCCATCAGTGGCTATTTGCGCTTGTGCCATATCGGAAAACACTTGAATTGGATCTTCACCACTAAATATACGCTGCATCGCTTCGTATGAATTCTTTTGCATCTCAGGAGTTTCTCTTACTTCAAAGCTTTCAATTTGAGTCATGATGCTGTAAACAGCGCCAGGCTGCTTAAAGGCACCCGGATTTTGCTGCAAAATGTTTTTAATTTCTCCAGCCTTGTCCTCAACTGTGTCATCTAAATAAATTTGATTTATTTGAGCAACTACATCTTCCTGCAGTTCCTGATCCGCTCTTGGCTGTGCTCTATCGCGAATACCCTGTAGAGCACTTCTAATAGTTCCAGTCCCACCGCCGTCAACCTTAAAAGGTATTGTCCATATGTTTCTTCCCGACGCTGACAGTAACTCACTATCACTTGCTTCTAGTACCATCTCAAGAAATTGCACCCTCTCTTGATCAGTTGAGAAGCTAAAGCTTGCGCTTACAATCACTTGCATCCACGCCTTTGTTGCGTCTTGGGTGCCAAGCCGAGCTTTTATTTTCTCATTTTCAGAAACAATCCATTCTGTTAGAGCCTGTTGTCTTGTCGCTGAATCTGGCGAGCCTTCACCAGCCGGTCTCATTATCTCTTTTGAAACCCTTGACATATCAGCAGCCGCACCTTGAACCAGAGCTCCTGTCACCTCATTTGCAATGTTCTCCCCTCTTTGCGTGTAGGCAGCAGTTCCAACTGCTTTTTCAGCTGCAGTGATCTCAGCAGCGTTTATAGCAATTTGATATGGCGGCATCCCTGCAAATGCCTGCTCCCTGGCCTCACTAGAAATTCTTGACCTAAGCAGCGCCCGCTCTCGCTGGGCTTCCTCTGAGTCATTGGGGTCAGTGAGAGTTGACCAGTTCGCCATTGTGGCGCTGTTGACCAAACCTCCATAGGTATTTACTCGCGCCTTCATTGACGCCTCAATAGCAAAGTCCTTAGCCCTAGGACTCAACGCATTGAGACGATCCATTGCCTGTGGATCATCTTGCGCCGCAGTGAGGATGCTTGGGTAAGCGTCAATAGCTTCACCCGCTTCCTGCCTTGCGCGACGATCCTGCTCCTTAATTAAAAATGGCGTAACGCTTTTATTGAAGAAGTTCATGAAGTTGCCGATTTGAGCGGCCTTCTGCCTTCCTTCGTCTAATGCGCGGCCGGGATTTTGACGGTCAAGATTTAGGTTTGCATCGCGCGAGCGATTATTTCCCGGCAGTCGTGCAATATCAATTCCTGGCAAGCTGCCACTGGTGCCAGGATTATTTATGCTAACGCCACTAATGGGCGGTCCTGAGTACCCCATCAGTATTTCTTGCCGCCTTTTTTACCTCCCTTAGGTTTCCCTTTGCATCCTTTCCGGGGCATAATTAGGCAACAGCTAAACCAAAAATAGCCCATGAGTAGAGCATCGGAAGACTTTCTAGGCCAAATTCATGCCATGGTCGGCCAAGAGATCTCGGACATGCTGAATGACCCAGATCCCCGCCAACGATTGAACGGCGTGAGCTATGCCCTCAAGTACCTCAAAGACAACAACATCAGCTGCCAGATCCAAGCCAGTGAGCCCCTGGCCAACATCGCCCAAACCCTGCCATCCGCAGAAGAGCTGGAGCGTCTGATGTCCATGACCCCCGACTCACCATGCTGAGATTCCTTGACGTTGAACAGGAAGAGGAAACTCTGCTAGCTGGCTATAGGCCGATACGGAAAGATCGGATGCTGAAACAAGCAGCCAGGGAAGCTAACGACTTCTATACAAACAAAGGATATGGTCCCTTTCGACGCAAAGACAATAGAAATGCAAGACGAATAGCAACGACTCAGAGAACGCTTCAAAAGCTTATGGCGACAGACTCTGACTTAAGGAGAATGTATGTTGAGCAAATTCAGCAAGGGAATGACCCCAAGGAAGGAGATAAATTCAGATTGCGTCGGGGTTCATTTGATCAAAACGACATAATCCTTGAACATCGACCCGTTGAAATGAATTCATACAACAGGGGTAAACCCGAAAGAGTCAAAGGAGGACTTCGCTTCAGGGAAGACAGGAGAGAAGATCCCAAACAGCTATTGCCAGACGATGTAAAAAAAAGAACTTTATCCAAGATTCAAGAAGTTGAGCGGTTCATCAACGAGGACTATGACCCCATTGGTGCTGTTGAAAAGGAAGCTCAGAACAGAAAACGTGGCGGCAACATACCGATTGATCCAGCTTCCGGTGCTGAGCTGATCCAACCGATCTCCCCCCTGGACAGTGAGATCAGACCAGCTGGCATGTTCCCTGGCGTTTAAATCCAGCTCCCGTACTCAGCCCCGTCAGCCCGTTGGCACTGCTCCAGTGTCATCCCCATCGCCTGACGCTGAACGTTCATCAGGGCGTAGCCATCAGCATTCTCGATAGAAGCAAGTAATAGTTCCCTGGATCGATCACGCGCTCTGACCTGTTGATCCTGCGCAGCTTGCTCCTGGAACCACTGGACTGCCATGGCTAGCGCGTCGATTCGGTCATCGTGCAGAAGGCTTCCCCTGTCATGAGTTAGGCGGGTGAGCTGATGTATCAGCGAATAGCTCACGTCTCGATCGTCTTTGGCGTTTTTCACCAGTTCGTTATCAGCTTCAATGACGTGCCTGGCGAGTGCAACGCGGTGCGTCTGCATCACCGGAGCCAAGGTATCGATGATGCGCAGCTCTTTCCGCTGGTTGGATCGGATTGGTTCGACGCGACATTCTGCGCCTGCGTCACGTAGATAGGGCAGAAGCACTTGCTTGTATATCTCAAGCCCACCAAAATTCGACTCCACTGCAATCTCGTTCACATTCCACTCGTGCGCTAGGCCTGCAAGCTTTTTCCAGAACGCTTCAGAGACGCCGCCAAGTATTCCACCAACATCACAAATATAGTAATTACCACCCCAAACTTTTACGATCGCCCATGCAAATTCGTCAGCTCCGCCGCCTGAGGGATCTAAAGCCATAACAGTGGGCAATTCTTCTATGGCAATCACGCCTTCTGTCTGGCGCGGTCTATAGAAAGTCGGATCATGTGACATCCCCGCACATGGCAACTCGTCAATCTGCCAAGTCTTATGCTTTTCATAGATCATTATCTCCGGGACGTAGTGGTCAATATCGATAACCATGAAGTTCGCACAACGCAGGGGGTATCTCTCCTGATCTGAGAGGCTGGCGTCCAGCATCATCTGGAGCTTGTTCTGCATGTTGCTCATGCTCAACTCCCTTTGCATCAGCTCGTCTTCGCTGAATCGGGTATCAGTTGGCTTACCAATTGCTCCTTGCTCATCCATCCGCTTCTCAATCAGCGGTGCAAGGCATCCTTTATATGGAGTCAGGTCTGATGGCACCCGGCTGGGCCACATCCTGAGAGAGTAATTCAGGTCACGTTTGAGAGCAAAATAGATGCTGTCTGTGCTGCTGTGTGGTGTGCCCAGGTAGACGATTTCTGACTCTGGGCCTGGCTTCATAATCACCTCCATCTCGTTCAGGGTATTTCTTAGTTTTTCCCGCTGAGTTTGGGTCAGAGCTGTTTGTACTGTCTCGCAGTCATCTACTAGAATAATCGATGCCCTAGAGCCAGTGACTTGCCCTGCAACCCCTGCAGCACGGACACTTGGCGACTGCTCAATAAACTTACAGGTGCCAACATCAAAAGAGATCCTGCTATATCTTCCGTCATGAGTGCTGGGGAGCATGTGACGCAGCCATGGCACATCAGCAATGGTTTTAAGCATCCAGGCTGACATTGCTTCTGCCCGATTTAGTGAAGCTGAAATAATCAAGATCTTCTCTTCTGGATTCTTATACAGTCGCCATAAGAGATACATCGCACTAAGGGTGCTCTTGCCGCAACCACGGAAAGCAGCAATGACTCGGCGCTTAGGACCGTTCTCCAGGTAATCCAATATCTGCATCTGTACTGGCGTTGGGAACTGCGCCATTTGCAGCTCACGCATCAGCATCGTTGTGAATTGCGCAAGCGATAGTTCTGCCATAAATTTAAGAAGCTTTGTCGCTCATTATGTCTCGACTCACATTAGATGGATTCAAGAACTTTTTCAAATACTATGACGGCGGAGTAAAACAACAAGAAGGTATAGAAGACTTGTGGAAATTAATGCCCGTATCACTGCTTGAGGAAGAAACTGCAAACTGGATAGATCTATACCGAACACCAGACCCTGCACCAGTATCAGTTTTGCCATCAGCTGCAATTGACCTTATCTGTGAGTTTGAAGGGTTCGTGCCGACAGTGTATGACGATGGAATCGGGGTCGCCACAATCGGTTATGGCAGCACTTTCTATATCGATGGCCGCAGAGTCCAATGGGGCGATCCAGCCATCAGTGAACCCACGGCCAGGGAAATGATGATGGTCATTGCTGAATGCGACTTCTGGAATGTCTTAGTTGGAACTATCCCCTACTGGAAGGAGATGAATGAGAATCAACAGGGCGCACTTCTCAGTTTCAGCTACAACATGGGCTCGCAATTTTACGGTGCTCCTGGCTGCGGCACTATTACTCGCTGTCTTAGGGATCATGCGTGGGATGAAGTCCCAGCAGCCTTCATGCTCTACGTCAACCCCGGAACAGCAGTCGAAGCAGGACTCCGCAGACGACGGGAAGCAGAAGGAGCTTTATGGCTTTCATGAACCGGGCTATGGCCGGAAATCACGCTATTCACAGAAATGAAGCGCAGGATCTTTGAAACCGAAGGCCGCATCCGAATCGAGGAGATGCGATATGCCGATGCCAGGAAGCATCTGAGTTGCTGGCAACCAGGGAGAAGCCAACTGTTCTACAAGGAGCAGCATGAGGAGATCTTCAGGTTCTATCAGCTGACAGGGATTGAACCTGTGGCTTACAGGCTGAAGCAATGGCTTGATGAGTAGGCATGAGAAAACCCCCATGCCTGCACCGATCAGAGAACAGGTTTAGGGGGTTTCCTCCAGTATCGAAGGGGTAACTAACGCGCTTGATACTGGCGACCGCGCACTACCACGGGCAACAAATGAAGCTTAACAGGTCATTTCTTCTTTGTGCCCTTCTTTACGCAGTTATTTACCGTTTTCCCGTTTTTGCCTTTTTTTGTGCCGCGCTTTTCATAACCAGTCCAGCAGCTTTTCTTTGCAGGCATCGTTCAACAGTCTCCCGGTAGTGAGGTGGTTCTTCAATGTTGGCAGTATGCAGGATCTGAGTCCAGTTCATTCCCCGATGTAGAAGGACACCCGCTGGCCAGCTTGTTGCTCAACGGTGTTGAAATCTTGAATGCGGATGTCAATTGCAACAGAACCAGGGGAAGCTCCTTGGATGGAAACAATGCAGCTGTTCCCTGTTATTGAAAGCCTGGCCTGTCCTGAACGAAGGGTGAAGTCGTACTGGAGACCAGTGGCGTTGCCATCAGTGGTTGCGAGGATGACGTGATCCAGCCCGTTCCGCGTTGGGACCACATCATCTTCAGTGTTGGCTGTGCCATCAACAGTGACAGCAAGAGTGCCAATCGTGCGCTGTCCAATAGGTCCAATACTGTTGGATTCAACAGTGATGGACTCGCCTTTATCCCAGCCCTTATCAGTGATCTGAACCAGGCATTTCATCATCTTGCCAATGTCATAAGTAGTGACAATGGTTGTGGGTGCCATTTTGGGTGCTTCCCAAACAATGGCGTTGGTTTCGTCTACCCAGAAGTAGTCAAATTGATATGGCCCTACGCCACCACTGACGACAGGTTCAGAGCAACGCAATGTCTCGCCAACCCACGGCTCACCAGTGACGACAGGGCTCGAATACACCAGTGTTGATGGTGATTCAACGTCCTTGATACCGGCGAAGCTGTTTATCTGCTCAACAGGGTCAACGCCTGTATCTCTGGCTTGACACTGGAAACGGACCTGCCCCGCTGCCGTTAGTGGAAATGAGACTTCTTCTGCATGATCGGTGTAATTAGTCCAGCTGCCATTGATCCATGAGGCATCGGCAGCAGCACGGGTCTGAGTCCGCCAGCGATAGGTAGTGGTATCGGTTAACCCACCAGTGAAGCCAGCAGTTTCAGCAAAGACAGTGCTGCCGACGACATAGACATTGCCGACATCTGCCCACTTGGCGGGAGAGACCACCGTGATGGGTGTTCGTTCCGGCCCTGGAGGGCTTGGAGAGGCATCAAAGGGGACCATGACCCATTCCAGGTGAAGGGAGTCATCTGGATCCTTGAGGACAGGTCTGGATGTAGGTCGGTACACATCCCGCTTCAGAGGGGCTTCATTCATCTCAAACAAGCTCCGTATGGGTGACAGTCCAACCCTGGCTCTTTAGCTCCTTATGGCGCCTTGGAGCGTCCTTACGGGGCACATCAAAGAGCTGATACAGGGAAGAACCCTCCCCATTGGATTTGACGCAATGAAGCCGAGCCAGATCAATCACAACATTGCTTGAACGTACTGGAACATCCTTAGCAGGCTCTAGAAGCCCCTACAAGGCCTCTTACCCATACGTTATGCCCTATCTAGTGCAATAACCCTTACACGGCCCTTACAGGCCCGTAAAGGTCCATTGCACGCAATTGCTACTGCTCCACTAGCACTCTTGACAAATGCTTGACACACCTGCTTAGACTCCACTCATTACTGATCCATCATCATTCATCAAAAGATCAATCCAAACCATTAGAAGGATCCATAATTGATGTCGGGCTGTTATGAGAAAGTTCCTCTGGAACGGACTTTCTCCCTAACAAATAACTCTCAATCTAGAAGAGGCTGTTAAAAGGCTGTTAGTATTCATTACTGATTAATCCTGATCTAACACTTAATAGAAATATCTATGATTCATATGATGGATCTAGATTAATACTTGATGAATTAGTGATACATCGGATTTTTGTTACTAATCGGTGTATGGGTACGCGTATATATATATTTTTGATTTTTCCCCCGTCGATGTTTCCTTTTAAATATTCTGAGGGCGCTAAGATCACACCATCTGATCCTCACAGCGTCCTTAATGAAATGAATTGACAACCAGATAGATTTGTATTATTATTATTCTGTACTGTTTAATTCTTATTAGTTTGGATACACACACGACCCATAAAAAGAATAAGAATGAAACAGCATGAAAATATAATGAACCATAAAGAATAATATAATCAATATAAGATTGATAAGAATAGGAGCTTGCTGCAGTGGAAAGGTTGCAGAATGGCAAGGACCAGTGCTATGGTCTGATAGTTCACTGGAAACAGTGAGCAGCACTACAACCGGAGCAATCAATGGAAAGCATCAAGCAGTTGACCAGGACTGTTATCCAGACGAAGGATGCAATGGATGCAGAAGCATCGCTACCTAACAGTCTGTATGACCTGCAGCGTCATTACAAAGCTATTCAGACCAGGACAAATGCAATCAATGCACTGATCAATCATCCTGATTATTCAATTGATGTTCACGATGCATTCAGTGCATATCTCTGATCATTTTATTAATCATTACTATTCATTCAATCAATCCATCATGAAATTCAGAACTCACAAAATGTATGTTCCTGATCACTGGATCTGTGCAATGATCAATGGAGATGAGACAGGTTTTGATTATGACAATAATCAGCAAGATTATGAAGCATACAAAGTATTTACTTATAAAGAGATACCAGAAAACTCAGTCATTGACGTTATTCCTGGAACTGAGAGTAATTTCATGAAGTATCACCATGCTACTGATTATGGAGTTTTAGCCTGCAACTGTACTCAGGTAAAGGTCTGGACTCCTGTTAAAGAATAGTTCAATCAATTATTGATTACAGGGGATAATTTATCTCCTGTTCTTTTTTTTATCCATTCCATCACTACCTGGAACCATGACTAAGAAAACATTCATCAAGCCTGAAGAAGTCCTGTTTAATGACCTGGTTGCACTGTTTGAATCAGGGACTGAACTAGCGCCATGGCGTAAGCCATGGGATGCATCAAGGACTGGAGGGATGCACAGGAACCTGATCACTGGTCGAGAGTATTCAGGAGCGAATCCAATGCTCCTGGAGATCTATTCATCCATGAGAGGTCAGAGCATGCCCTTATGGATTGGATCAGCCCAGGCAAAACAAATTGGTTGTCATCCTGTTAAAGGATGCAAAGCGGCAAGAGTGCTTAGACCGCAACTTAATCAATATGAAAAACAGGATGAACAGGGTAAACCTGTTATTAATGATGCTGGAGAAGCTGAAATGAACATATGGACCAGTTATAAGGTTGCATGTGTTTTTAATGTCGCTGATATTCAGGGTAAGGATGATAAGGCTCAGAATAAGCTGGATTCACTGGTAAAGGCTGCATTAGGTGAAACGACACCACTGAAAGAAAATGAAATTATTGATAATGCACAGAATGTTCTAGGAGCTTGGCCTGTTAAAACGACTTATGGCGGATCAGTAGCTTGCTATTCACCACTAGGTGATTGTATTTCCATGCCGCCTATAGGGAGCTTTGAATCAAGCCTTGCTTTCTATGCCACCTGGGCTCATGAGCAGGCTCACAGCACTGGTCATAAGTCACGGCTGAACCGTCCGATGGAGGGCAAGTTCGGATCATCTAGTTATGCCAGGGAGGAGCTAGTGGCGGAGCTTGCATCCATCCTGATTGGTTGCAGGCTGAATATTGGTTGCGATATTCAGAACCATGCGAGCTATCTGAAGCACTGGGCCAGCAAGCTTAGGGAGGATGGATCAAAGAGCCTTCTGAAGGCCATCTCAGAGGCCAGGAGAGCAGCTGATCTGATCACTGGAGAGGTCACCATGGAAGACATGGAAGAGCCTGCACGGGAGACTGTTAAGGCATAGGCTGGAGAAGTCGAGTGATGGGGGACCGGGCCATAGAGCCCGGTTTTTTATTGCGCTGTCACATCCTCGCTGCGCTCGTTTGTTCCTTGATCGCACTGGAAGCTTGCAGAAACGGGACGTTCCATATATGATCTGAATATGCGCTGGAAACAGTGCTTTCACTACAACAAAGCACCATGAAAGTCAATTTCACAAGGCCTGGAGCCAATCGGCTTTATGGCCTGTTAAGCAGTTGCCTATGGCTGCAACAGATCGGGACATCTACCAGTGCAACTGATGAACAATTGCTGGAAGCTTTAAAAACGTTTCTTAAAAGCAATCAGGAGATGTCCTATCCAGGAGTTTCAGCACTGGAGTGCATGGACATTCTGCAAAATGATGTTTATTACGCTCTGACTCATGACGATGAGCACGTTCAGGAGCAGACCGCTGCACTGAGGGCTGAATCATGACACCAACAAACGCAAAGCTAAATGGTGGTGAGCTGATCACCATTACGGCGACACTGACGCGGGATCAATGGAGCATCCTTTTTATGCTCATGCATCAATCAACACCGATGCTTCCGCGTCCAAGCTGGCCCACTACTGAATTCATCATTGAAGTGCTGGATTCAGCCTATGCAGACGCTGTTTCAGAGGCTGAATCATGAGCATTGAACCTGTAGAAATTGGTCACGCGAATCGGAGAGCACTTCAGTTCGCAATGGCTAACACTGGTTTTCCGCAGATGCGTGTGAACCAGCTCGTTCTTCTTTTGTTGGTTTCTGAATTCCCTGGCATAAGCCAGAAGGAGCTTCAGGAGCGGGACTTTTTGAACTGCTCACCTGGAGGAGTCTCCAGAAACATTGACGTATTCGGGACCGGTAACGTTCGCGGAAAATCGGAGCGTCATAAATTCGCCGGTTTTGTCGAAGTCAGGCCTGGTCAGTGCGATGACCGCACAAAGCATGTTTATCTCACCAAAAAAGGTGAGTCATTCATTGAATCTTTTCTGGGGTTTACTACAGGATTATCTGAATCATGAAAACCATCTTTTTCAGCATCAGCAGAGCCGTCTTTATCCATGTTGGAGTCTGCGCAGCCCTTCTCGTGGGTTGCACCAATAATGAATATCCAGCATCAAGATCTAAATTTCACTATGAAGGCATGAGTCCAGAACGGTATCAGAGAGCAATGCGACGCAGCGCCAGAGAAGCGGAAATAAAGGCTGACCTAGAGGCCTCTGGTTACAAAGTCGAGTATGGGGGTGGCCTGTACTGATGTATTCATCCATAGGCTCGATCAAGCTGCGCCATGAGGGCAACTGGTTCAATCCAGCTTGCCTGAAGGGCCTTGACTCAGAGCATCCTGCAAAGCCCTGTTATCCCTGCTGGGATGGGGCTTTTTTTCTGTCTAAGGAACGGCTGAAAGGCCGGAGGACCACACTGGGCTGGATCCCACCAGGACCATGGCGGTTTACTGTCCGGTGGGTCGATGACGTGGGGCGAATCTCCACTGTCGGCAAGTTTCAAGGGCATGCAACCTTGCGAGAGGCAAGAACTGCTGCAAAGTCACTGCAACAGGAGCAGTGTGAGCGATTCCCTGCACAGAAGGGTAAAAAGCTATGAAAATCCGTACTTATGGGATCATTCATCAAAAATACCTATTCACAGCGAAGCCCTCACTGGTCATGCTGAGCAAATATATGAGGAGGAGATCAGTAGAACGCCGAACATTGCGTCCACGAGATCATCCGGTGTTACAAATTATACGCGCTGTAGTAGGTGCGGCATTTCTGGACCATCGCCATAGGTAGCCTGCAGAAGTCTCTGCCAAGGACTGCCAACCGTGTTTATTGCTGACTGTGCTTTCTTTCAAATTGTTTGGACCCTGCCCAGAGCGGAGCATGCAGCTCGCTCTGGATAATTATTTGCTCAACTTGCCGATAGGCACTAAAACTATTTTTCACAAGACTTTTAACACTCCATTTTTTTCGCAGATCTCACTAGTCTGCACACTACATGAACGAATTAAAAACTGGCGGTCAGAATGGCAACGAGCAAAGAAACGCCCATTCAGACTGCTTCCTGGCGGCATGCCGAGCCATCGTCAGCACAGCATCGCAATTAAGAGTATCGCAAATTGCGTTTCTATTACTAATCGACTTAAACCCTGGAATAACTAGTAGACAGGCTGCTGAATACCTTGACTGCAGTGAGTCTGCGACTTCACGCAATATTGATATATTCTCAGACATTCCAAACAAAGCTAATAGCAACAGAATGCTGGGCTTTGTGACGGAGAAAAAAGATCCAGACGACAGGAGATTGCGCAGAGTTTGGCTCACTGCTAAGGGCCGTACCTTTATTGACACTATTCATCGTCTTAATCATGGCAGTATGGTCTGAACGCGGAAAATGGCGTGCTCGATGTCGTCAACCTGACGGCAAATATCGGGGCCGGACATTCCCGACAGAGCTGGAAGCAATGCAGTGGGAAGCTGCAATGAAGCAGGAGACTGCTCAGGAGCTATCAGCAATCAAATTCAACAGGGGCAAAAAGTCCGTCCTGGATGCTGCCTATTTGGGCGCTGTCAAGCAAGAGCGCACCGTGGCAGCAGTCATGGCCGAATGCTTTGACACTGATGTACTGGGCAACAAACAGCAGACAGAGCGACTGATCAGGGCTGGCAAACGGATTGGTCTTGACAGGTTGGTGCATGAGATTACCTGTACTGACATTGATAAGATGCAGGCCCAGATGAAGAAAGAAGGATATGAGAACAGCAGTATTGAGGTTTATTTGAGTTCACTTAGCACCATTTTCAGCAGAGCAGAACGATTGCACTGGCTTGCAAAGGTGCCGCTGATGCCCACTGCTGAATCCAGGAAGAAACCAGAGAAACAGTGGCTAATAATAAAAGATGAATGGTATGAGCATTTAATCTCAATCTGTGACGTTGAGAAGTATCGACTGGCTTGTGAGTTTATGTGGCATACCGGCTGCAGGGTCAATGAAATAATTTTGCTGCGATGGGACCGGGTGAACTGGTCCATGAATACAGTGCAGTTTGTAAAAACTAAAGGGTTGCGTCCTAGGACACTTCCAATGTCGGAGGATGTGCAACGGATCCTACTTGCATTTAAAAAGCTTAGTAATCCTGATTATGACACCTTCAGTGTTTTTCCTGGAACTTATACAGACTATAGACAGGCATACAATGGCCTCTACCATTATTTAAAAATGGAAGGATCCACTGGAGCACAGAAGGGCAAGCGATATGGCAAGATCCATCAAGTTTGTGATTACTTCCAGCTGGATGATTTAAGTCGATCAGAATGGCATGCGTGTCATTCTTTCAGGCATACCAAATGCACACGATTGGCTTGGCTAGGAGCAGAAGCAACAGAAATTATGTATTGGGCTGGTCATAAAAATCTGACTACCTCACAGGATTATTTGATGCTGTCTGAGCGGATGACTAAGCGCTTGCTATTACTTGAACGAGGGCAAACGTCCCGATCTGAGGGCATGCGAGGGCAATTGCCCGCATAAAACCCCAGTTCACTACTGCGTTTGCATTTATTAGAGATCATGTGACCTGATCCTCAATACTTGCAGACGCGCAAACATCAGTCGTACCAACGGCTTTGCCACTGCAATCCACCGAAATGACCACGCAACCATCAAAGGGCCTCAAGGGGTTTCCGCTCCCTCAGCATCAGGACCAGCTTGACCTGGAATATTGGTCACAAAACATCGGTGGAGATAGAGCAACAGCAGGCAAGTGGTGGGTCGGAGGCGAGGGATTTATGGCTCATGCCTTCGCCAAGCCTTATCTGAAAGCTTGCCTTGAAATGTGGTGGAAGGCCAAGAAGAACCCGGTCAACTACGGGGCCATGTGGGATCTGATGGCTGATGAGAAAGCTGTTGCTCAGGTCTTTGGCGAAGCTCTGATTTACATGATCAGCAACAGCACTGAAGGACGGAAGCGCAACAACGTTGCGGCAAGTATTGGCAGGCGTGCTGAGTTCGTGCTCTGGCTAAATCATCCCGAGTGGAAGGGCAGTCAACACCTCAAAGGACTTCGCCTGGCCAATGGCCGAAATCTATCCATGAGCCTGATCAAAAAAAGGCTGATCCATAAAGGGTTTGGCAAGGCTGCTGCCTATCAACCACTGTCAAAGAAAGAGCAGGTTGGTCTGGGCACATTGGCCATTGAGATTGCAGCCCGTGTCACTGGACTGATGCGCTTTGATGCCGAACCACAGGGCTACGGTCGTCAAGCACTGGTCGTGCGAATGACGGATCAATATTGGGAATTCATGAAAAACTGGAAGCGGAACCTAATGCTGTTCCGTCCCAGTTTTATACCGATGGTTTGCCCACCGGTTGCATGGACAGGACTCAGCGAGGGGGGATACCTGAGCCTGGCCACTACATGCTCAACAGTGCCAGATGAAAAGTGGGCTGGCCAGATGATTGATGCCCACCCTTGTGTGCTCGGCTCCCACAACTGGCAGCAGTCTGTTGCGTTCAATCTTGACTATGACCAATGTGATCTGATCCGAGCTGTCTGGGATCGAGGCCATGAAGTGGGTTCCCTTCCTCCAAGGGATCCAATGGAGAAACCCAGTGATGATGCCTACAGGCAGAAAGCCAAGGCCCTGGGCGAGCAGCAGGCCACGGCCTATTGGAACCACTTCTGGAAATACAAGGCCGATCAACGCAAAAATGGACAGAGAACACAGGTCATCCATAACTTCATTGCCACCGACAAATTAAAACCACATAAAAAACTGTGGTTTGTAGGCAAGAAAGACCATAGGGGCAGGTACTACATCAATGGCTCTGCGATCAGCTATCAGAGCAATGACCACACCCAGTCACAGCTGACATTCAATCGTGCCGCTCGGATCGCAGGCAATGAGAAGCATTTGATCTGGGCGATCGGTGAAGCATGGGGTGTCGATCCAGACTGGGAGAAGCGATATGAATTCTTTGGTGTCTACGAGGATCGGCTGGTCACTTGCGGCCAAAGGGAGCTTGAGTGCATTGGCTGGTGGGAACGGGCCAAGAAACCATGGCGACTGGTGAGCCTATGCCGTGAACTGGCACGATTCAAGGAGGATTATCAGTACAGGACAAGGCTTCCATTCAGGTTGGATCAGACCTGTAGCGCCTATGGGCATGCAGCTTGCCTGATTGGTGATGCTGCTCTGGCTGACTTGACCAACATCACAGGCGAAGGTTATAGAGATTTGTACTCAGAGCTAATGGAAACAGCGATTACTGAGCTGGGTCGGATGTTTATGGAGCTGGACCTATCAGATGAAGCAGGTGAGAAAAAGAGAAAATGTATTGAATGGTGGATGATTCATAAACCAGACAGAAAACTAATTAAGCAATGTTGTATGCCAATTGTATATGGAAGGTCATACAATACGATGCTGGAAATTATTCAACTGCACTGTCGTGAGAAGCTGGGCAACTTCCTAACAGAAGATGGGATCAGGATTATTGACCTGGCTACGGTCCTGGCGAAGGCGATTGATAATGCGGCAAAGCTCTGGCTACCTGGCATTAATGATCTACATGCTTGGCTAAGGAGATGCGCCAAGGTTTGTTTAACAGAGAAAGGTATGGCTCCATGGTGGAAGACACCCAATGGGATGACAGTCTGCAGCTACGGAAGAGAGTCATCACAGCATGATGTTTATTTAGAACTGTCAGGCAGGAGACTGAGGGTGTCGATGGGAATAGATGATGGGGAAATATCAAGCAAGAAAACTTACACCCGTATCTGTGCTGACTACATCCATAGCCAAGATGCTGCGTTCTTAGAAAGATTTGTATGGCACTGGGCGACAGCGTATAAGTACCCGCTATACACAGTGCATGATTGTGTCGCTGTGAATATAGACAAGGTTGATTTATTGAATGATGAATTGAGGGATCAATTCTGTCGGTTCTACAGTGAGGATCATCTGATGAACATGCGTAACAATATTATGGAGCGCACTGGCAAACGGATACCAGTGCCGCCTGCAAGAAACACGCTGAAACGTAGCCATATCGGAGAAAATCGCTTTCTATTTTCTTGAGAAGGTTGCGCCCGTTCAAGTAATGGAGTAGACTTTGTGTGTCTCTACTAGAGACGCCTCAACTTTTAACAATCCATGCAACCATTCACTTCTCCCGTCGGGCGCTTTGCGTTCGGCTCACTCATTTCGCCACAGGAAAATAGGCAGGGGAAAAAAGAATGGCTTGCCGCTCTCGTTATCAGCGTCGAGGACAGCAAGCCCCTCTTTGAATCCGTAGATGAAGAGATAAAAACAAGACAGGGTAATAAGCAATGGCCTATTGATCCTCCCAAGGACGCATGGATGCCATTCAAACCTTCCATGACAAAGCAGGAAGACGGCAGCAGAATTGCAGAGGAAGGGATGCTCCTTTGGACATTTAGGAGGAAAGAGGTCATCAACCTAAGGGGCGAGCAAAAGCTTCAGTCAGCACCCCAAGTTTGGGATGGCGGCGGCCTGAACATTACAAAGAACTGTCCTGACATTGGAAACGGCAGCGAGCTGAAGGTTTTTTATCAGCCCTATGCATACTCAAATATGTCAACTGGAGTTCAGCTCCAGCTGCTAGGCGTTCAGATTGTCACGTTGAAAGAACGCACTACTGACAACTTCACACCCGCAGCAGTCGAAGGTGCATACCGGGCACCAGAGGAGATGCAGCCTGGCAAGTCTCTTGCTGAGATGTTTGGCGGGGAAGCATTTGAGTCTGATGACTGATGAACTACTCCCGCTTCAATCACTTCGGAACTAAACGTAGGAAGAAGGGGGAGTTTCGTTCAGGTCTTGAAAGAAAGGTCAATGAGTTCCTGCTTCAGCAGGACTCTGCTCATTTCTATGAGTCTGAACGGTTCCCTTATTATCTCAAGCGACAGTACACCCCTGACTTCCAGGTTAGGGGAAAGAAGTTTGACTTCTGGATAGAGGTTAAAGGGAGATGGCAAAGTGATGACAGGAATAAATTCCTTGCTGTTATTACTAATAACCCTGACTTGAATATATTTGTAGCCCTACAAGCTCCAAGACAAACTATTAGCAAACAATCATCCACAATGTATTGCCAATGGGCGCAACGTTTTGGCATCGCATGGTGCCCTTGTCCAATCCCTCAGCAGTTCTTTGACTCATGGGTAAATGGAGTAAAACTGACCTACCCTGCCCCGACAAAGGGGGATGTGGATCCTCAGATGGTTATGCCATTGACCACGACGGAAATGGCTACTGTTTCGTCTGTCTCCAATATTTTAAGGGGACAATGAATTCAGAAACTTTCTTAGATCAGCTCAGGAGAGAACGGCTTGATGAGATCTCCGAACCAGCCACCATCAAGCCACTTCCAGCTGGCAACTATGAGTCTATGCCTGATCGCCGGATCAGCGCTGATACTTGCAAACTCTATGACTATTCACAGGGTTCGTATCAGGGGAAGCCAGCACACTTTGCCATGGTCCGTGATCACAAAGGCAACGTGGCCGGGTGCCATGTAAGAAAGCTCCCCAAGACTTTCGCCTGGGTAAACAAACCTAAGAAGACTCAGCTGTTTGGGCAGCACCTCGGATCAAACAATCACCTCATCATTTGTGAGGGACAGATTGATGCGATGTCTGTTTACGAGGCGCAAAGAGGTTTTGATCCATCAATCATTGTTGTCAGCACAACCAGTGGTGTTGGCAATGCGATCAACGATCTCAAGGACAACCTGAGCTACATCCAGAGCTTTGGTCGCGTCACCCTGATGTTTGATCAGGATCAGGCCGGACGTGATGGAGTCACCAAAGCCGCCGAGCTACTCGGAGCCTGTGCCCGAGTCCGTGTTGTAACTGGCCTTCCCTACAAGGATGCCAATGAGG